GGAAACTTATGGCTCTGCAATGATTCAAGAATACAAACAAGAAATAATAAAAAAGAAAGATAAAGATGGTAACCTTGTTGACGATATAAAGCAAACAAGAGTAGGAAATTGCAATACATGGTACGTTGCTGAAATGGCAGAGAAAAGAGCATTATCAAGAATAGTTTTAAAAGTTACAGGCTTTTATCAGTTAGGAGTATTTGGTGAAGATGAGTCTGAGGATTTTAAAAAATCAAAATATAATACAAAAGAAAAATTACAAACATTAATAAATAAATAATATGGCACACTTACTTACAGCACGATTAAACGTAAAAAAAATCCCTTTAGATAAATATGTTAAAGGTGAAAAAGGAACTTACATTGACGTAACTATTGGAATTGCAGATGAACCAAACGAGTATAACCAAACAACTAGTGTATGGATATCGCAGTCACAAGAAGAAAGAGAAGGTAAAAAACCAAGAACCTATTTAGGTAATGGAATAGTACTTTACACTGATGGTAAAGATCTTCCAAGATTTAAAAAGGAAGAAAAAGAAGAAATAAAAGTAGTTAATAATAATAACGAAGTTGATGAAATAGACTTACCATTTTAATAAATGATTAAACTAACCCAAGAAGATTTTGCTAAAATAGAACAACAATGCTTTGTTGATACTAAAAACGATGTTAAATATCCACCATTAGCATTATCCTATGGTGTTAATAAAATCAAGACTAGAACAGGGGAAATAGAGTTGCCAGTTCCTATTGGGACATATGGCAACTTTTCTTTTGTACAAGCTCCACCTAAAACATTAAAAACTTATTTTATTAGTTTATTAGCAAGTGTTTATTTAAGTGGAAAAAACAAATATGGTGGGGATATTAGAGGATATAGAGATGATCGATGTCTAGTACATTTTGATACTGAACAAGGTAAATTCCATGCACATAGAACTTTTAGACGAGTTATAGATATGAATAATGGAAATGATAAACATTGTTATCATACATTTGGTTTAAGAACAGTATCATATAAACACCGATTAGAATTTATAGAATATTACTTACAAAATAAAATAGAAAAAAACAAGGTGGGATTAGTGATCATAGATGGTATTGCTGATCTATGTAATGATGTTAACAATATTGAACAGTCAAATGATGTTGTCCAAAAAATAATGGAATGGTCACAGATATTTAATTGCCATATAGTTACAATAATACACACAAACCCAGGGAATACAGAAAAACCAACAGGACACTTAGGTTCCTTTTTAGAAAAGAAAACAGAAACACAAATACAACTTAGTAAAAACTCATCCAATAAAGGTTGGATTTCAGTTACATGCAAAAGATCAAGAGGTTATAGCTTTGAACAATTTAGTTTTAAAATAGATGATTATGGTTTACCAACCGTGATTACCGACTTATATAACCCTTTAAAAGATTTTTAATGAAATGGCTTGAGATAGTTGCTAAACAACATAATGACTGGGTATTAATGGCTAAGAAAATGGGAGCCAAACATTACGCTGAAGATATTGTGCAAGAAGCATATATAAAATTACATAAATACACTGACCCTAATAAGGTTATAAAAAAAGGAAAGGTTTCTAAAGGCTATATGTTTTTTGTAATTAGAAGTATTTATCTACATTACGTAGTAAATAAAAACAAGATACATAAAATTAATATAGATGATTTTTATAAAGACGATGGCTTTAAGGAGATTACACAAGAAAATTTACATAAGTTTACTAATCAAGATTATTTAGATGAGGAACAGGCATTTGGTAGATTAATAAATAAAATGGATAATGAGTTAGATTCGTGGGATTGGTACAGTAAACGTATATTTGAGATTTATAGAGATACACCTTTAAGTATAAGAGGAATGGCTAAAGAAACTGGAATAAGTTTTGTAAATATATTTCATACTCTTAAAAAAGGTAAACAAATAATGAGAGATAAATTCTCAGAAGATTACGAAGATTTTAAAAATAAAGACTATAATAAAATTTAATAACATGAAACCACCAAAAGATAAACGAACAAAAGCTTATAAGGAATGGAAAGAAAAATTTGATAATGAAAGTAAAGGATTAGGCGATACAATTGAAAAGGTTACAAAAGCAACAGGAATAAAAAAACTAGTAAAATGGATTGCTGGTGAAGATTGCGGTTGTGATCAAAGAAAAGAAACTTTAAATAAACTATTTAGGTATAATAAACCTTTATGTTTAGAAGAACATGAGTATAACTATTTAAATAGATTTTTTAATAATCCAAAAGGTGTAATTAATTCACAAACACAAGGAGAGTTGTTAAAAATATATAATAGAATATTTCAAACAAAAAAACAAAAATCATCGTGTGGTAGTTGCGTTAGAACTATGATTAATGAATTAAATAAAATATATAACACTTATGGAAATTAGACCACGTTTAAAAGGAAATAGGCTAAAGGCTTTTAAAAACATTACAAGCAAAGCTAATAGAGTTTTAGTAATAGGTGACTTACATGAGCCATTTTGCTTAGATCAATATCTCGAACATTGTGTAGAAACATATGCCAAATATAATTGTAATAAAGTTATTTTTATTGGTGACGTTATCGATAATCATTATTCTAGTTATCATGAAACAGACACGGAGGCTTTGGGTGGTGCTGATGAACTTGAGCTAGCAATTGAAAGGATTGCTCGTTGGTATAAGGCTTTCCCAAAAGCTATAGTTACAATTGGTAACCATGACCGTATTATAATGAGAAAAGCACAAACTAGTGCTGTTCCAAGAAAATGGATAAAAGCATATAAAGAAGTATTAGAAGTTCCAGGTTGGAAATTTGTAGATAGATACGTTTTAGACAATGTACAATACATACATGGAGAAGCCGGTACAGCAAGGATAAAATGTAAGGCTGATATGCAAAGCACTGTTCAAGGACATTTACACACTCAATGTTACACGGAGTTTTTTGTAGGTCAAAACTTTAAAGTGTTTGGTATGCAAGTAGGATGTGGTATCAACTTTGATTCTTATGCTATGGCTTACGCTAAACGAGGTAAAAAACCAGCTATAGCTTGTGGAGTTGTAATAGATGGTAAAATAGCTATCAACGAATTAATGGATTTATAATTGTTAAAATTATATTAATTTTTTTTTTAATTAACAAATGTTTATTATATTGCAATATGAAAAAACCTAAGAAGTATACACATCAACAAAGAATGTCTAAAATGGAAAAGGTATTGACAACTTATTATATCTTAATACAGTCAATGCAAAAACGTATAGATACTATAGAGAAAAAATTAAGGTTAAAAAAGGAAGAAGATGGTAATACTGTTTGATGCTGATAGTTTAGTTTTCTCATCTTGTGTAAATGTGGAAGATGATTTTGAACAAGCGAAAGCTAAGTTTGATGAAGTGTTAATGAGTATAGTTAACAAATTAGATGAGGAATATAACATTGATAGATTAATAGTGTTTAATGCGGCAAGAGGTAATTTTAGAAAGATAATCAACTCTAAGTATAAAGCTAATAGAACTAATAAACCACCATTATTATTAGATAAATTACATAAACATGTAAATGAAGCTTATGAAAGTAAGACAGCTTATGGAATGGAAACAGATGATCTCGTGTCTATATATTGGAATAAATTACAAAAAGAAATAGGAAGGGATAATGTAATAATAGTAGCATTAGATAAAGACTATAAACAACTACCCTGTATGTTTTACAACTATCATCAAAAACATCAAACAATGTGGAATATCTCTGAGTTACAAGCAATGAGAAATTTTTATACACAAATGATTACTGGTGATAGCGCTGACAATGTTAATTTCTGTTTCGGATATGGACAAAAATACGCTGATAAAATATTTAAGAATTGTAAAACAAAATATCAATTTATTAGAGAAACATTTCAGTTATTTAAAAAAATATATAAATCAAAAGCACGTGAAAAATTCATCATGTGTTATACTTTATTAAAACTAAAAACATGAGTAATATACTTGAAAAAGCAAATAGTATAATAAACAAAAGATCTGAGGAAAAAGAAAGGAATTACGGTCCATTTTCTGAAGGTATGAGAAGAGCTGCACTTATTGCTTCAGGCGCAACCGGTAAAGAGATAACTGCTGAAGACATGTATATGTGTATGGTAGCTTTAAAGCTGTCAAGAGAATCATATAATCACAAAGAAGATAATTTACTAGATGCAGTTGCATATCTAGGAGCACTTAATAATTTACACGATGAGCAAGGATAATATTTGCATGATAAATTTAATGGGCAAGGTTACCACTAAATTGAATTCACATAATGCTGGTTGGACTTATTGTTTGGCTAGTATTATTAATGCGAGGGTTGATTACGATGTTGAGTTTGTAAACGACCCTAAACAAATACATATGTATAAAACAGTGGTGATTAATAACGGTATTAATTACAAGGAAAATGTTTGGAACTTCTTCGGCGGAGTTCAACAGTTAACATTAGATTATTTACATGAGTTAAGTAAATACAAAGGAGATATTTATACATTTAATGAACCTATTGATTTTAAAACTTTACTAAAAAGAAAAGAGATAACAACTATTCCTAATAAGAAAGTTATATGTGAAACAACTACCAGTAACAAATTAATATTAGGGGATTCACATTCTTTATCTATTTATAAAAAAGGATGGGGTATTAAAAGATTAGATGGTAAAACATTACATGGTTTTTTAAAAGACCCGTACAAGTATTTTGACAAAGATAAAACTACTGATTTAATTTTATATTTTGGTAATATTGATATTAGATTTCATTTAATGCGACAGCCAAATCCTGAGTTAGCAGTATATGAATTGTTTGCTAAGCTATGTATGTTTATAGAAGAAATAACTCCTGAAATTAATGTAACAATTCAAGAGTTGTTACCGATAGAGGATGAATCTAGAAAAATACCTGGATCAGGAAAATATAAAGGTGAATCTTATTTCGGTAGTAAAGAAGCAAGACAAAACTTAGTTAACTTATTTAATGGTTTAATCAACACTGCTGGCACTGCAAAATATCCTTATAAAGTACAGAAAGCTTGGTTAAATTATCCGTTAGATTTTAATCACATGGAAGCTAGGCAATCTGTACACGTGAGACCTAGTAGTTATTTACATAAAAAAACATTTATAAATGATACAAGAGTTCCAACTTTATTATAAAAAAGCAAAGTTAAATCAAGAAAGACTTTATCAAGGTTACGAGTGGACTAAAAAAGATATTGATGATGATTTAATTTGGCATGTTCCAATCTACGATGTTGTTAATAGAAGATACGCAGCGTTTAGTAGTTTGTTAGAAGCTATTAGATTAAAAGAAGCAGATCCTAAAGGCAATGGCGAATATTTTAAATATGCAGAT